AGTAATAGTTTTCTTTATTTTGAGTTCTCATGTTTTTCCCAAGGGGTATGATGATCTAAGTCTAACCATTTCCTTATTATAGCACAAATCTTCTTCATTTGAATTCACACTCCACCATAATCTCTGTAAGACAAGCAAGCATATTTATCTCTTGGTCTGCGACGAATGCGATTTGATACTGGTACTTCGCAATAACAAGAACGGCAGCAGGAATAGTGGAAGGCACAAGGGATTCGTATAAACTATCGTAGAGGCGACGCAATAAAACAGCAGGATCATTGTCCAAGTTATTGACACACCATTTACGTACTTCCGAAAAGTTCTTCGCCTTGAGGTTTTTAATGAGATCATTAACCTTTACATCACTAAAGTGGGCAAGTATACCACTATCTATCTTACCTCCTACAGAGTATCTTTGACACTCATTAAGAACTCTTCTCCAATCAGGGAAGTGCTTATTGATAAGTTGAGCAAGGACTTTCTTATCTGCCCCAACCCTTTCTTGCTCTAGTATGTAGTTAATTCTAGAGAAAAACTTAGCAGCGATTCCTTGTTTTTCTTTTCCATTTACAGAAAACTCAACGACAGCACACCGACTATGGAGTGGTTCGATGATTTTATTCTTATAGTTGCAGGTGAATATGAATCTACAGTTTTTTGAGAACTCCTCAATAGACGCTCTAAGGAGGAGCTGTACGTCGGGAGTGGTATTGTCTGCTTCATCAATGATGATGACTTTGTGCTTTGACTCGCTCGTAAGAGAGACTGTCGAAGCGAAGTTCTTGGCATTATTCCTGACAGTATCGAGAAACCTACCTTCATCGGATCCGTTAATGACATAGTAATCTGCTCCTAATTGATTACATAAACATTTAGCCACTGTGGTCTTTCCAATACCTGGAGGACCTGAGAGAAGCATATTAGGAATCTCACCCTTAGATAAAAAATCCTGAAACATCTTCTTGGTGTTTTCAGGTAGGATACATTCTTCAATTGTTTGTGGGCGATATTTCTCAACCCAGATAAAGTCACTCATGATAAAGAATTTATTTTTCTTGAATCTGGATCACCCAAACTTAAATTAATTGCAATAGAAGTTTTTCTATTACTACTAGTAATAATTGGTGATCTATGTAATGTGTGTGATGGAAATATTATAACATCACCTTCACTAACATTTTCAATTTGAAAGGTTTTCTTTTGTTTTATGTCTATAAACTCCGTAGAATGTTTAGAGTCATCTAATTCCAATAAGTATGATAAAGAAATATTTGATTGACCATGCGTATGCCAATTATGAGTATCAAATGTTTGATATTGTTGAAACCAAACATTTATTATACTAAAATTAGTAACCCAATAATAATCTACTATAGATTTCCATAAGGATTCAGATTCTTGATGAAAGATTTCAAAATACTTATTCCTATTGGGAGTATAACAAATTTTATCATAGAAATCTGTTTTAGTTACTGGATCTTTGCAAGGATTTACCTGCTCATAATTATCAATTATATCTAATATTCTAGATTTAATTTTATTATGAGTAGGTAATGAAAATTTCCAAACTACATTATCCAAAAGTAGAATCAGGTTCTAGTGCAATATAATACTTAAGATTGTAAGTACTATTTTTAAACTCAGAAAGTAATTTAGAAGAAACTACAACGTCATAAGAACCAGGAATAATTTTAATATTCTCAACCTTAAAGTTGAAACTAAACTCCTTATCAGTTTCTCCTACAGCAACAGAATAACTATTTGAAGTATCATTCTTCTTATCACGAACAACAAGTCTAACTGCACCTGCTTCACCAACAACACAAAGATCTGGTAATTGATATACTGCTGCTGCTTTGAGTAACTTATCCAAAGCACTACTCTCTAATTGAAAATGTACATCCTCAGATGGCAAAGTAATCTGCTTGTCTGGTGGAGAAATAATAACTTGAGGATCAGCAAAGAAGTATTTTACTCTACGCTTACCTTCACGAATATTAAGATATGATTCTTCAGTAAAATCTAAATCAGGATCTTGATGTAAACTCAATCCATTCAAGAATTGATTAAGATCATATACGCCAAATTGTCTGGGAAACTCTTCTTCAATATTTGCTTCTGCTAGAATATTCTTAGCAACAGAAATAGTACGAAGTTGTGTTCCTTGCTTTACGAGAATTGAATTGTTAATTCCAGCAAAGTTCTTAAGAACAGTTAAAGTTTTTTCAGAAAGTTTCATAGCCACGGGTAGTTGTCTCTTTTAATTGCCCACTGAAGTGATAAAGTAGGAGTGAATAGTGTAGTGCTTTTAGTATATCACGTTTTGCTTGTCCCTTCTTATCATAGCGACTTAGATACTTGATTGCATTAGATCTACAGAATGATTCAGCATCTCCTACAGATTCAATAAGATCAAGTGTTTGAACATTATTTTCTTTGGAAGTATAATGTCCTCCATATGTTGTGGAGATATAATCCTGAAGAGCTTTGATAGCTTCATCTTCTTTATATTTTCTGGGATTATTTGATTCTATACCAGGTGTTGGCGTTTCTTCTGTACCACCAAATGTATCTGTACCACCAAAGGTAACAGTATCAAAATTAGAGGTGTCAATAGTCACCTCATAGTCACTAGTATCAACAAAATATGCTGATGGATAATCTGCTGCTGATGCTGTTGAAAATCCTACATCACCACTTACAGTAAAATTAGAATAGTCAGCAACATCTATTTCAATTTTATCACCAACGCCTGTTATAGGATCATATTCATCACTCTCTTGTGGTGTGATTCTATTATCTTCTGTCATCTTCTCATCTCCATAAAGTTCATCGTAAAGTAAAGCCCAAGCATTCATAGTTGCATTATATCAAAGTAAAAGGTTTTAGTCAAGTTAAATATCTTCGGTAGGATCTTTTCCGTAAAATATTATATCATCATTTCCAGGCACTAAAGAATCATCAATAATTATTTCAGCAAAATTAAATGACATAGAAACTCTCTCCACATCACTATGATAAGGATATACAGCATGTTGCAAATATGATGGAAATAAGTACATCATTCCCTCCTTTGGTTTAACAATAATATGCTGATTCATAAAAACAAACTCAAGGCATCCAGAAGCTTTAGCACTGAAATTACATTTTTTTCGTTCCTCATCAAGTTCATCAGGTATTTTAATAAAGACAACTGCACTTATAATTCCATTATGATTATGTAAAGGATTAAATTCTCCCTTTTTCTGAAAATTAACCCAAGGTCCTTCACCCAAATTATATTTAATTGTTGATTTAGATGCATCCCAATCAATTTGTTTATCGCTACAAATATCCTTTATAATATTATGACGATTATTTTTTTCCTGCATATAATTTATTATATGCGGATCTAAAAATTTAGTAAATTTTTGAGGGTCATATGGAGCATACCTTTGTTGATCTATATTACCAACTAATCTGCTTCTAGCATCTTGTGCTTTTCTACAATCTTCCAAACCATCAAGGAGGAATTGGTGAAATTCCCCCGATATGTCTGTTGTATAGATTAAAGGTCCAAATGGAAAAGTAACCTTGTAATCACTCATATTCAAACTTCCTCAGTTGGTAATTGAAAATCTGCATCTACTTTATCATACAACTCAAGGAATGCTTGCTTGGTCTCATCATCGAAACGGTTGATGCAAACTTGGATTGCCTTTGCCTTATCATTAAAGATACTGAAGGCACGAACTATATGAACCAATCTACGAGTGCTGACGATCTCTTCGATACCACCATCATAGAATGTTTTGCGGATAATGTCACCCCAATCAACCAAACGAGCAATAAAATCTGTATCAGTAACACCTAACTGTGATGCAATACCACCAAGGATTTTCTTCTCTACAGATACAGGTGGATACTCTTGCTCAAAGGTTACAGGGAATCTCTCAAGGAATGCTTCATTAAGAACATTAGTTCCTATGAATCTACCATCATCAGATCCTTTACCTTTTGTATTAGCAGTAGCAACTACGTTGAAACCTGCTGCTGGTTGAATGAATCTACCAATCTTCTTAAGGAAGA